AGCCGAAAAAATGTTTTAAGTATTCTTTACGTCCGCTATCTGTCATGGTCATCACTCCCACAAGTCAAATACTCTATCGACGTAAAACTTCGCCTTTGCTAAATCCTCGTGTCCGTTTTTTAACGGCGCTCTTGACAAGTATTTGATTGCATTACCTATTGCGAATGCTAATTGTGGTGGGTACTGTGCCGTAACTTGTTCAATAAAATCTATAATTTCAATGTCGCCGTATGTGTAGTGCGCTGGTTGCTTAACATTGTCTTGTATTTCGTTCATATCTACTTTTCTGTTACTGATTATGCTCATTAAGCTTCACTCCATTTCTTGAACATTTGGTTATAAGTGACATCGAACCAGTACGGATCACGTGAATGTTTCTGTGGTACATTAAACAAGTGTGGCTTCTTTCTTCTTAGCTCAGCCTCTCTCTTTCTCTCTCTTTCCAATTTGCGTTCGAGTCTAGCTTGTTCCAGTCTTTCTATTGTTTTCTTTTCTCTGTACTCACTTAAACGCGTACCTTCTGGTGCGTCCATTGCTTCATGTAGTTCCCAACCGTCTTTTACTCTTTTAGAAACCATTCCAGGTGTTATACCGTGACTTTCTATTAATTCCATTTCAAATTTACTGAACCTATAAGGTTTATCATGTATCCTTACAATTCTTGCTGTTTTCGCCATTTATTCCACCTCTACATTTACATTTCTAATTTTTAAATTGTCATACTCTAGTATTTCGTCCGGATTGTTATATAAGTAATCTGCCAGTGCATCTTTTTCATCATCCACATCATCAAAATGCTGATATTCAACTTCGGTAGGTATTCTTATATCAATCGTTGCATTTATATATGCTTGTTGTTGCATTAAATCACTTCATTTCTCTTTTTCTTTTACGTCTGACTTTCACTAAGTCCTCATATACCATCCATTCTTGACCTGTGTATTTAGGCGCTTTACATATCCACGTTAAATTCACATCTCTATACTGATATCTGAATATCTTCGCTTTGATGTTGGCAACTTCAGTCGCCTTACCTTTAACATCTAAAACTTCGACCAGTTTGCCATCCTTCCACAAAGAGAAATCAGCTATATACGTAATCGGTCTTTGTTTCCCAAATTTAGGTTGTAGTTCGAATTTCGGTTGTATTTCGATACGATCATAGTTAGTGCCATTCATATTACTTTCTAAATATTGGTAATATTCACACTCTACTTTGCTATCAAATACAATTCCTTTGTACTCAACTTTCTTAGCGTTGTATTTACTCATCGTCCACCTCTAAATATCAAATATCGTTGCTTGTAAACCTAGCTCTTGCTCATATAGAAGTCCGTGAGCGCCTTTAAATCGTTTTAGGTCACTATCAGTCATAATTTTCTTTTCGTCGCTGAAATGGGCTCCTGTGAGCGAATAAACTTCATTCTCATTCTCTTTATACTTGATGACCTTAATATCTTCTGTGCCATCTTCTCGGTATAAGTAATATTTTTCTTTCGGCATTTTTAACACTCCTTAATATTCGACGATAGCGGGGCGTGTATGACGTTCTGCAAGTTTTTGGATAAATAGGTCATATAACTTATTTTCATCGCCCTGTGCCTCGTCTATGAGTTTCTGAGCGTACATATCTGAACACTCAAGTTTAATTTTCAAAAATTCTTTGGTTACCATGCGTCTCGCTCCCTGAAATCGTCTCCGATTACTCTTACTTTTCTTGCATTGTGTTTCATTCTTGAATTGATACGTTGCCAGTTCATATTTTGATTTAGTTCTTTATCACTAAAGTTAGTTGTAAAGATGTTGTTTTTACCTACTCTGTTATCAACAATGCTGAAAAGTTTATTTAAAGTGTGCTCTGTGTTTTCTACACCCATATCATCTAGTACAAGTAAATCAATATCACTTAGCAATCTGACTAGCTCGTCTGTAGTCTCTACTGCATTTTTGTTGTATGTCGCTTTGATACGATCCATCAACATTGGTATGTGCATAAAAGCAACCGTATGCCCTTTAGCTTTAACTGCTTTTGCGATAGCGTATGCTAGGTGGCTTTTACCAGTTCCGTATGAACCTTGCAATATTAATGATTTTGGCTCTTTTGTAGAGAAGCCTTGAACGTACTCTATTGCTGTTTGTTTAGCGTGTACTTGTTTTTCATTTTGTGGCTTGTAGTTTTTGACTGTTGCATCTCTTAAAGACGGATTAACGTTTGATTGATTGAATATGTTGTTTATCTTCCGTTGCTTGTTTCGCTTATATTCCTCATAGATTTCACATTTGCAACCGTCTTTATACTCGTAACCATTCGGGTGTTTTTTAGTAGGAGCAAACTTATATAAGTCGTATTCACTTCCACATCTCTCACATTTCAATCCTTTTTCGACATGAGTAGGTTGATATTTTTTCAAGCTTTCGTTTATCTTTTCGCTGAATAGTGGTTTCATAATATCCCCCTAATCCCAATAACTTTCGTCGTACTTCATGCGTTCCAATTGATTCGTGCCAGTTGGTTGTATTTTTTGATTGAGGTACCCCTCAAATTTACTGCCAAAAAGTGTTTCTGGTCTAAGGTATTTATCGCTATCCGTGTTTAACCATTCAGCTGTTTTGATATCAATCACCTTTTTAAAATCCTCCAACCTAAAATCTTGATTCCATCTTGCTTTAATAAAATCTTTTGTTTTAGCTGTATTATGTTTAAAATGCTTTCCTGCTTTTTTATTTAAGTATTCGATAATTTCTTTATAGGGAATGGAAGACACCGTCGGGTTGCCCGACAATATACTTCCTTCATTATTAGTATTGTTATTATTAGTTAAATCATTATTAGTACTATTATTATTAGTAGTATGCGATTTACCATTAACGGTTTTTCCATTGTTGGTTTTACCGTTAACGGTTTTTCCAACGTTGGAAAATCGAATGTGGTGCGGTTGCTCATATACTAAGTACTCATAACCATTTAACCTACCACTTTTATCACGTTTTCTACTACGTTGAATGTATCCAATTTCTTCCAGTTCCTTGATTCCACTCTTTAAACCGCTAAGTCCATCAGTTGAATGTTGCTCTAGTTCTGTTTCGTAAATTTGCCAGTTATCAGGTCGACTTAACAAATAAAGTAGAATACCTTTAGCCTTCCAACTTATATTAGAATCATGTATAAAATCTTTGTGTACTGTGACAAAGTTACCTGATTCTTTGTAAACTCTAAATGTTGCCATTTCGTTATCTCCTTTCTGGTATAATTTTGTTATCGCTACTGCGTTAGATTGGGGGTGAATAAAATATGGAAAAACCTTATATGTTAACATATGATTTAAACTCACCCGGACAAAAATATGAGGAATTGAGAAATGTTATAAAAAAGGAAATTTCTAATGGTCATTGCAATTATTGGAAATCTTCATTTTTATTCCGTTCTTCTTTATCAACTTCAGAAATGATAGAAAAGTTGAAACCTTATCTCGATTCTGGAGATAAGCTGTTTGTTACAGAAATAGTCAATAACAAACAAGGGTGGTTAACAAAAGAACAATGGGATTTTATCAACCATAATATTTTTATTTAGGTTCTTTTATTGAATCTTTTGTTATATCAGGAAAACCTTTAGAATCCTCAGGGGTAAATTTTTTAATTTTTTTAGCGCTTCTAATCTCTTCCGCCAAGATGACGATTAGGAGTGCTATTTTTATTATTCTTAGTCTATTCATTCCTTTTTCTCTCCTTTCAGCATTTTATTGAGCCTCTCATCAACTTTTATCCACGAGTCATGCAATTGATATTTATCATCAAATGACTTAACACCAATCGCATGTTGCTCGTTATGATGTTCGCGACATAACGCTAATACATGTTTGTCGTAGTGATTCATCTTGTTTCTGTTCATGCCTCTACCTACTGCTTCGTAATGCGCTAGGTCAGCGTGAGGCTTTCCGCATATTACACAGTTGCGGTTAACAGTTGACCAGTATAAGAATGATTTATCTTGTTTCAGTAGATTACTCGTTTTGTAGCTAAGTGGTATGTCATTGTAGAACGTCCAGTCAAGCGTTGCTTCAATGATTTGACTTGCTTGTGTTCTCGTACAATTACTTAGCGAAATACGTTCATCATAGCCGTAGTACGTTCTTACAAACTCGATGAACATATGTCTCATATAGTCCATTGGTTGACCTGTATGTTCTTCTATGTCTTTGACAAGCGCGAATATTTTTCGACGTTGCTTGCCGGTAATTTGAAACGGATCTATAACGTTTACATCTACTTCTACATCAAACCCGTTATCAAGTAGTAATGTTTCTTTATTGCCTAATTCAACATCAGAGATGACAACTGTTGTTGTGCCGTCGTCTTGAGTGATATAACTAGTAATTTTCGGCATTTAATCATTCCAATCAGAACGGTAAGTCATCATCAGTAATCGCAGTGGTATTATCAAAAGGATTATTACCAGTTTGAGTTTGTCTTTGTTGATGATAATTGTTGTTTGGTTGTTGGTTGTTATTCTTCGGTTCTAAGAATTGAACACTGTCCGCTACTACTTCTGTCACAAATACACGTTGCCCGACTTTATTTTCGTAGCTACGTGTTTGTAGTCGCCCGTCTACACCTGCCAGCGACCCTTTAGAAAGGTAGTTTTTAACATTTTCAGCTTGTTTCTTGAACACTACTACGTTTATAAAATCTGCTTCACGCTCGCCTTGAGCATTCGTGAATGTTCTGTTTACTGCCAATGTGAATGTACCTACATTTACGCCATTTGGCGCGCTTCTTAATTCTGGGTCTTTTGTTAAGCGTCCTACTAATACTGCTCTGTTTAACATTATTGTTTCTCCTCACTATCCAATTGTTTTAATCCCGCATCTAATTTTTGGTGTGCTTCTGCGATTTGTTTTTGACTTAATTTATTAATGTTAGATATTTTTAGCCATCTCATCGTTTTATCGATAGTTGCATCTCGCCCTTTTTCTTGAGATAAGTTCACGAACTGATTGATACGCTCTTCTAATTCTGTAATATCGTTGTCACTTGCACTTGGTAGTTCCTCGCCGTTGTAGATATATAAGCCTAAACCGTGTAAAGCCGAAGCTTTAACAAAACATCGTTTTTGCGCTTTGTTAATATCGAAAGTTGTTGCACTACCTTTAGCAAGCGATTTATTTCTAAAGTCCAATACTGGAAGCCACTCAGTCTCTGTACTATCTTTCACAGTCACAGATACCTGTACAAAATAGCCTTCTGGTGTAGCCAAATAAGGTACAAAATAATTTTCTGTGTTAATATCTGGATGTGGAAACTCGTGTACTTTTACTGTGTAGTTTGGGTCAATCTTTTTCAGCTCTTGGTGTGCATATGACCATGCTAGATAAGTTAATCCATTTTTTTGTTCTGTATGATCATTCACGTTTTTACTGTTCAACTGTTCAAATAATGTTTGTTCAGTCATGTTCTACCTCCTCGTACTCAATAGTTTCTGTCACTGTTTTCTTGATTGCTTTGTGATAATCCATATTGATACTCGCTTCTTCCATACCGTTAAATTCCCTAGCTCTATTTCTATTTGTGGAGTAACTAACATCTGAATTATTATCAGTTGGTTTGTTAGTTATATAAATTGGCATATCCCTATGACGGATGATGTAAGTTACAGTCTGCTTCATAGCGACCTCCTACCATTTCATGACTAAGTTAATTAGTCTGTCCTGTTCGTCTGTGTTCTCTTCAATCCATTCATCTATTGCTTGGTTGAATAAGTCTGATGCCATATCTAAGTCATTCTCATCTACGACATAAGCATGTTTAATTGGTACGTTGTTCATATCTTTAACTTGTATTGATATGCCCATATGACCTTTTAAAATGAATAGCTTAAAATCGAATCCGTTAACATGAATATTTTTGCGTATGATTTCGCCTATTTCGTAATACATCTTGACTTCCTCCGTTTTTCATTTTATATTTAACTTGAAATTTTTCTTAAGTGCTTGATACTGTTACTTGTTGGCGCAAGTAGCAGTTTTTTTATTCTTCATAAAAGTATTCTTTATAAAATATGAATGTTGCGATACTTGCGAATCCCGCAATTGACCATGCTGTAGTGAAGTACAGCAATGGCATAAGCACAATCGCTAAGACTGTGAAGCACAATACTGCTAATAGATAGCTTTTATAAGTTTTACTCATTTACTTTCTTCAACTCCTCTATTATTCTCTGGTCTGATAAGTCGTGATAAGGGAATTTTTTCCTAGCTAATTGGACGGGTATTCTGCCTCGTATCGCAATGTACCCTTCGTCTTCAAGCTCTTTATTCAGTTCTCTTATTATTTGTCCTGCTTTGGATTTAGAAACAGATAAAATTACCGCAAGTTCTTTAGCTTGCAAACTATTTTTCATCATATCTTTTCCTCCTTTTTATTTTTGTGTTGTGTATAATTTAGTTATCTCCTAGTGAAAGGAAGTGATAATTATGGAATGTTTATTAGAACTTTTAAAAATGTCAATACCTCTAATAGCGGTAATTTTTTCTTGGTGGCTTGCTACAAAAACGGCTAATGAAAAATTCGAAGAACAAATCAAAAAAGAGACCTATG